GGTCGGAAGGCTTTACGGGCAGCGTTGTCCGCGGAACTATCGGCCCCGCGGACAACGCTGCCCGTAAAGCCTTCCGACCCCTGCTTGGTCTTCTGAAACCCGCCGCTAAGTTTGTTTTGCTTCTGGATGATCTTATCCAGTTGGCGCAGCACATCGCCGGCGTCGGCCGTCATTCCCATACTGACATTTCCTTCACCGGCCATTTTAAAACCCTTCTACCTCATCACCGCTTCGCGGCCGCCTTCGCCATCACAGCCATCATCATCTCTATCGCATCTCTCGTATCCGTCGCCTGGCTCGCTTCTTCCTGGCACATCATCGCGTCGGCCAGCGTCGGTTTGTAGCTCGCCATCGCTCCGCCGCGCCACAGCCGCCACGTCAGGAGTCGACCGCAGGCGGCCCTGGTGAGTTTTTTTTTGACGCCGCGAGCATCGTCTCGAAGCCGTCGATATCGGCCGCGGCCCGCAGGATCCGCATCACGTTATCGCTGGCCAGTGCCCCGAGTATCTTCAGCTCGGGAAGCGAGACCCGATAGTTCACGTTGAGAACAGTGGCCGCCAATCCGAGCGCCTCGCCCATCGACATCTGCGGAAGTTCCGCCAGTTCATCCGGGGCGTCGCCCGCGGCCCGCGCGGCGGTTCCGATGTAGAGATTCCACGCCGCGATGGCGGCGTTCCAGCACGCCTCGTATCTCGGCAGGACCTTGAAGACATCCGTGCCGTCGGCGTCGACGCAGAGTCTGCTTGGCAGTGCCGTGGCGAATCCGCCCGCGTCGTATTTACGGGCGATCGGCACTGTCCAGAATTGCCCATCGGCGAGTTCGATCTGCCTGCCGTCGATCGCCTCATCCCGCATCAGTTCCGCCGGCGTCGGCGGACAGTGCGGATCCGCCCCTACATAGTAAACGGCTTGCCGTTTCGCGGTTGGGGCATCCGTTTCTTCTTTTAACCGGCTACCGGCTACCGGCTCCCGGCTACTGTCTTTCCCGAACTGCGGAACCCATCGCAATGTCACGGTGTCCCGGACATCCGGTCGCGGGCCTTGCGTCGCCCAGAGGATCGTTCCCGCTCCCGGGACTCCGGCCAGGTTATCGCACGGCCCGCTTTCGGCGGAGCATCCCATCGCCTGGCTGATCCCAAGCCGCTCGAGCTCCGCCTTGCCCGCTCCCGTCCGTCCCGGTATGAAATATATAAATTGCATCTTTACCTCTACCTTCGCCTACGTAATCGCCACCGCCGTCGAGATCGTCAGGATCGGATGTTCGGCGTTGCCGTCCCAAAGCGGCGTAATAAACACCGGCACGCTGACGGCCTCGCCGCCTCCGGAGTCGCCGGGCGTGGCCTTGCTCGCGTACCATGAGATGGACACATGTTGCGACACGGCGTCGGCGTAGAAGACCGTCCCGCTTTGCCGCCGCCGCAGCCATATACTGCCGACGCCGCTGGTGATCAGCTCGGCCGCGATATCCGGCGTGTTGAAGCTCAGGACGGGATCTCGGCTCTCGATCCACGCCTCGGTGTCGTAGACGTTCATGCCGTCGGTTCGCGCATCCAGCCCGAAGCTGAGCTGGCCGTCATCGCACTCGTAGGTATCGCCGTCCTGGACGATCTTGGCGACCTGGTAGCAATAGTCCGCCGCCCATCCGGTGACCAGCGCCTGGCTGTCGGTGCGGCTGAGGATCGCGGTTGTCCCGTCGGAGGACATCCCCAGGAAATCGATCATCAGCGCCGCGAGCTGCCCGCGTGAGAAGCTCAGCGACCTCGGCACCCCGTACGCCTTTGCCAGCGAGAGCTTGACGTGGTTGCTTCCGGTCTCGCGGTCGGTGTACGACTTTTTCTTGTGCCAGTACGTGTCGACCGTCGTGCATTCTGCGCCGGCGATGCCGATGGATGCCAGTGCCGTCAGGTCGTAGGTCGTAATGCCGATGACCGGCTTTCTCGCGGCCTCGTAGGCGATGGTTCGGTCGGCGTATCCGCCGGCCCGGATAATCTCATCGCGGATGCCCGGGCTGACTCGAGCGGCGGTCAGCCCGCCGATGGTCAGGTCCGGCGTCGTGATATCGACACAGTGAATTGCGGCTCTGGTATTTGCCATGATCTATTTCTCCTCTGCGTAATCTGCGCAATCTGTGGATCAGACCGCCTGTCCGGCCGCTACTCTTCGCCTGCCCTTGAGCGCCTTCATTCCCTGGATGATCTTCTTGACTGCCATCCGCGACATATTCGCCGCCTCGTGGCTCGTCACTCGCGTCAGCTCTCCGCCCATGTCCGGCATCATTCCGCCGTGGCTGCTGCGAGCGGGTCGGCCGGCGGGCCGCAGGTATTCCGGGCCCTTCATTTGCAACTTGACGATCGGCTTTCGCTTCGTCGCCTTGATCGTGTACCCGCCGGAGACCTGCCGCTGGAGATCTCCACTGAACCGCATCGGACCGGCGAGCTTGTGCCGTCGCTGCTTGAACTGCTCGTACGGGATCTTCTCACCTCTGGGGTTGACCCGCACATCCTTGCGTTTGCCGATGCGATATTTCTGATAGGCCGAAGTCTCGAAGTGCTTGGCCAGCGTGTTTTTGTGCCACCAGGCCAGCGCCGCGGCGAGGCCGTCGTTGATAATCGGCACGATCTTCCGCTTGGTCATGCGGATGTCCGCCCAGCCCGTAAATGTGATATTGACTCGGATCATTCACCCGTTTCCAGCGTCAGCTCGTACTCGATGGTGTATTCGTCGATCACGCCTTCGGCGACCGCCTTGGCATCCGGCCGTCGCGGTCCGGTCATTCTGCGGATCTCGACGATGTTAGGCCCGCCGATCCCGCTGGCGGCCCGCATCGCATCTTCGAGCGACCCGACGGCGTTGCCGAAGGCGACATACTGATCCGCGCGGCTCTCGTATGTCTCGCTTGGCAGAATCCACAATCCCATTGCCACGGTCAGCGAGTCGCCCCAGGTGTTCGGGAACGCCGATCGCCTGGCGCCGCCGCCGTCGCCGATCGCCAGGATGATCGTCGGCCGCAGGGCGAGTTTCGCCGCTGCCGTCAGGCCTACAAAGCTCAACTCCGGCCAGTGGATCCTCGCGACGGCCTCGGCGGCGTCGTCGGCGCCCAGGATCGTCTGGCAGGCCGAAAGTCCGCTCAGCCAGGTCCGCAGACTGGCCAGCGGCTGCATCAGCGGTCCAGATGGTGTCGGGCTCGCCACGTCGCTTCGCTCCTAAAAGGCTTAAATGCCATGAATGCCAGAAATGAAGAATGCCAGAAATGCCAGAGAAGAAGCACATCGCGGCTTCCGCGAAGCTCCCGCCGTTTGGCATTTTTCATTCATGGCATTCTTCATTTTTTCTCTTCCGCTTCCTGCCGCTACGCCGGCACTTCCGCGTTGCGGTTCTTATCTCCGAGGCTTCTCCGCTCGATCTGCAGGCACGCCAGCGAGCTGAATACCGCCGACGTGGCCAGGATCGCATCGACTCCCCACGAGTCATCGCCGACGGTGAAGGTGTCGCCGACTGCCGGGCTGGCCACTTCACTGATCCTGACCGAAATGTTCATCGCCAGGACATCCGCTTCTTCGCCGCCCCGCAGAACTCGCCGGCTCGCGACGGGGCCGAGCAGAACCGTCACGTCCGTGGCCGCTCCACCGGCGGCGGATGTATAGCTCGCCGCATCGCCGCCGTCGGAGAAGGCCAGGTCGATATCGGTCGCCAGTAGTGTGTCGAGGTCGCTCATGATCGCGGCGTCTCAGTTCATCACCGCCAGATCGACGCCGGCGACCGGCGAATCCCACCAGGCCGCCAGCCGGTTTCCGACGCCGATCAGGTCGAACGCGTCGACCGTGTCATGCCTGGCGATCGCCAGCTCGAACGCGACGGCCGTCAGCCAGTCGGTTTCTCTGGCGTGGTCGTCTCGGCGAGGGCCGCATCGAGGTTCTGCTTGGCCGTTTTGCGGAGCTGCGTCACCGCCTGGATCTCCGCCGCCGTCGGCACTCGCCCGGTCTGCTGGATCTCCGCCGCCGCCGTCGACAGCAGCACGAGCGTCTCGGTTCCCATTTTGATCGCCAGCAGGATTTCCATCAGTCCCAACATGAGTCACCGCCTTTGCCTTTGCCGCCTCCGCCGCAAGCTGCATACGCAGCAGCTCATCGAGCAGGGCGTTGATCTTGGTCGCCAGGTACGTGAAGTTCATCGCCGCCGGCGGATCCGCCAGCAGGTCGGCGGCCATCTCATCGAGGAGCTTGTCCGCCTCGTCGGAGAGCGCCTTGATCTGTCTCTTATCGGCCGTGGTGAACTCGCCGGCCCTGACCAGCGTGGCCAGTACGTTTGCGATCGAGGTGTATGACTGGCTGGCGATGATGTACTTTTGTCCGTTGGACATACCGGAGCAACCACCGGCCATCGCGGCCACGGCCGCGGCCAGCACGATCATTCCCGCCCAGCCCGCTCCGCCTCCGGACTTTTGGCGCATCGCGGTGCCCCCGGCCGCGGTCGCCGGCGTCTTGGTCAGGCCCATCAGCAGACCGTATCCGCCGAGGGTCCACAGCACGTTGGCGATGATGTTCACGATCAGCGGCCAGAACTCTCCCTGGAGCGTTCCGAGGCCGTAGGTCGCCAGACACGTGAGTCCGCCGGCGATCACCACGGCGTACGCCCAAATGGGCACACGAGCCAGCACAGGCAGCTCGGCGGCCTTCTTTTTGATGATCTGCACAAGAGCGCCGGTAACGATGACGATCATCCACGGGCTTCCGAGCATAGCCGTGAAGTCGATCATCTCCGTCGGTGCGGCCGCCGTCGGCATCTCCACCGTCGGCGAGGTGGCGGGCGTCGTCGTCTGGCCGGTCGCCGAATACGCGACGACAGTCAGCACCAGCAGCACCATGCAGGCTGTGGTCAGTGCTGTCGCCGTCATTGCCGCCACATTCATCATCACTATCGCCGCTCGTTTCATGATCCGTTCTCCTCGCCCGTCAGCAGCGGGCATCTGCCCGTGCGGAGCCGCTCGTTGAGTTGCCCCATCACGACTGCCGTCCGATCCGTACTTTTAATTTGCTCGGCAATCTGACTGGTCAGCGCCGATGATGCACGCGTGTTGTCCACGACAACCTGGATAAGCTGGCTGCGGTCAAAGCCCGCCTCGTCCAGCCGGTCGGCGTATTTCTGGCTCCGCTTGTCGCTGCGGTAGTACAGCACCAGCAGCGTCAGGAATCCCGACGCCAGCACGCCCATCGCGCCATATTGCATGAACGCCGGAATCGCATGGCTGACTTGTGCGAGCTGGCCCATATTCATATATCCTTTGCGTTCTCTGGTTCCGTTTCCCGCCCGTCCGGCGGGCGGCCCTCGGGGACTCCCATCACCTCGGGCCGCCCAGCCAGCGGACGCGGCGGCGAACATTGTTTGGTTCGTAGTGGCCCCGATGTACATCGGGGCTATCCCCGGATATGCCCTTACGGGCACACTACAAACCGCCGCTCTTACGCCGACGTATCGATCAGGTAGTTCAGCAGATCGGCCTCGGCGGTCGCGACCTCGTCGGCATCGTCGCGGACGCGGACGATATCGGCCCTGCGGGTCTCGTCGCGGTACCGCTCGACGACGGGCATGTCCGACGAGTCGGCGGTCCAGTCGAATGTATGCCACGCGCCGAATGTATCGAGGCCGCCGCCTGGCGTGCCCAGCACGGCGAGCATCGCGTAGCCGGCCGTCCAGATCGCGGACATGCTCGGCGTGATGCCTTCTTCGGTGGTGTCGTATCCGCCCATGCCGACGTGGACTTCCTTGATGCCGCAGATGGCCGCCAGTTGCGCCGGTCGGATCAGGTGCGGAATGATGCCCTTGTTGTCGCCGCCACCGCCACCGTAGGTGTACTGGAGCTTGTTGATCACCTGCGTGGTGCTCACGCAGTTGTCGAAGTCGGCCTTGCTGAGGACCAGGCTCATCATGCTCGCCGGAATGCCGGTCTTGAGATTGATGGTAGTGATGCCGGTGGCGATGTCCGTCAGCGGCACGCCCGTCGCGGCGGTGTCCCAGTTGACGCTCGCCGCCGCGGCCGAGTACGTGCTGGCGTTAATGACCATACTGGCGACGCGGCGTTCACGCGCCATCAGGATCCGATACCGCAGCGTACGCGTCATTTGGGTCTCGTAGTCGATGAAGCTCGCGTACATCTTGAGCGTGCGGTCGTCGAGCGACGCTTCCAGGCCGTGCTCATCGCAACTGAAGGTCAGCGTCCCGAGCCCGCCGTCGATTCGGTTGTAGCTCCCGTCGTTGTTTCGGTTGACGTCGTCTTCCTTGACGAAGTTCTCGCGAATCCAGACCGGATACGCCGCGGCCTGCACCGCCACCGGCAGCCGCGGCGCCACCCTGTCGGCGATGAACATCTGTGCCGCCAGCTCGGCGTCGTATTCCTGAGCGACGACCGACAGGTCTCGTCGCAGCGTGCTTCCCGATGCAATGTGAATAGCCATTTTCAGCTCTCCTTAGCTTTTTGCCTTTTGCTTTTGTCGCCACCCGGCCGGCGAGGAATCCGTTCCACCGCCGACCGGACAGCCTTCTTCTTTTTCTTCTCTGCTTGTAGTGGCCCCGATGTACATCGGGGCTATCCCGGGGATATGCCCTTACGGGCACACTACGAACGGTTACCTCTCCGCGATGATCTCGACGTAGTCGATCCACGCGGTCTGCACGGCGGCCGATGCGGCCTTGACGCAGATCGTCGGCGTCAGCGCCTCATCGTCGGGGATGACGATGGTCGTGGCGTTGTCGGTCTTGGTGACCTTCAGCACGCCGTCGACGGTGAAGTAGACGCTGGACACGCCGTCCCAGTAGAATCCGACGGCGACGCTCTTGGCGGCCAGGTTTGCCTCGGCGGCGCAGTCGGCCAGGTCCGATGTCGTGTCGGTTGTGCTCTCCGTCGAGTTCTGCTCGACCAGGGCGTCGATATTGCCGTCGTTGTTGAGCTCGAAGCCCACGCGGTCGGTGCAGGCGGTCATCACGGTCGTGTCGGTGATCGCCAGGCCGATGAAGAAGTCCGTCTCGGAGACGTCCAGGATGGCGAAGCTGGCGTTGAACCAGAGCTTCTTTCCGACGGCCAGCTTGAACGACTCGCCGTTCATCTGGAGTTCCATCGAGTCGGCGCTGGCATCGTTGGTGACGATCTTGAGCCAGCCGCCCGCCGCGTCGTCGGCGACATTGCAGGTATCGCCGCCATCGGTGCCGCCGTCCACGAGCGTCAGCAGCCAGTCGCCCTTGTCGGCGGTCTCGCTGATTTTGTGGCCGGCCTCATCGGAACCGCTCAGCCAGTCCTCGAAGAAGCGGATGGTGTCGTGCGCCGAGGCCTTCAGGTCGCTGACTCCGGCGCTCGGCCACAGCACGCACGTGATGATTCCACCATCGGCGGTTGCGGCCTCGACGGCCACGCCGATCTGCTTGCCGACGGCCGAGGTCGTGACCTTGCCGTCGTTGGCGACGTAGATCGCCGAGTTGATCGCGATGACGGCGGCGGCGGTCGCGGGGTACATTCCGCCGCGAAGCGGGTACACGGTCGCCAGTGCGCCGCTTGCGGCGGCCTCGCCCGTCACGCCGATGGGCTCATCGCCCGCGTCGGCGTAAACAAGCGTGCCGGCCGACAGCTTGACCAGGCAGTTCCGGGCGATTGCCTCGCCGGTTACGATGCTGAACGGTCCTTCGTTCCTGTATGCCATTTTCAGCTCTCCTTAGCTTGGTTTTCTGTAGCCAGTAGCCGGTAGCCCGTTCCGTGGCTCCACAACTGGCCTGTGTCTTTCTGTTTCTTCTGGTTCTTCGCTCTCTGCCCTGCGTAGCCTTGGCGAAGCAGGGTCCCGGCTACCGGCTACTGGCTACCGGCTACCGGTTGATTCGCCGCGATCCACGCCTCGTGCTCATCCGGCATTTCCTTGGTCGCGGCGTTGAAGGCCATGCCTCGCGTCTTGCCGCCAGCGACGAGTTGATCGACGCGGGCCTCGTACTTCGCGGCCATGGTTGCCTGCGTGTTCGTGCCGGCGGCCTTGGCTCGCTCGGCTTCCTCATCCGGCCCTTCGGCGTCGCTGGCCTTGCCGGCCAGGCTCGGCAGCGGCACGCCGGCCTTGCCCACAGCGGCCTTGAGCGTCGCCAGTTCGCTCGTCAGGGCGGCGACCCGCTCGTTTGCGGCCTCGAAGCCGAGCGCCTTTGCCGCCGGGACGTCGATCCCGTCGGCGATGGCCTTTTCGCGGATTTCCGCGAAGGCCTCGCCCGGCATGGCCGCGCTGATATCCGCGGTGCGTTGCCGCTCGGCCTTGAGGATCTTCGCGGTCTCCTCGGCCAGGTTGATCGTTGTCTGCTCGCCGGCGGCCGACTCATTCACTTCGGCCTCGCCTGCGGGCGTTTTGGTGCTCTTGTTCATGTTTTCTCCCTGTAATTTGGAGTCTTCTGCATTACCGCCCACGGATCCCCGTTTTGAGGATCCCGCGGCGGGCCGTTTGTTGTTGTCTTTGCTCTCGCCGGCCAGGCCAACTGCGGTTCTGGCCGCCTCGATCGCCTGCGGCAGAGTCTTGATTCCGTCGATAAGTCCCAGCGCCATCGCGTTTGTCCCGCGGAAGCTCCGCCCATCGCTGACCGCGGCCAGCGCATCGCCCGTGAGCCCGCGTCCGCGACTGACGGCCTCCTGGAAGTCCGCGAACATGGCCGAGACTTCCTCCTGGACGTGACCGATGAACGCCTCGCCGACAGGTGAGCCGGGAACGTACGCTCCCTTGAGCGGTCCGGTTCTCACGACGGAGACATCGAAGCCCTGGTTTTTCGCCGCGCGGCTCTCATCGACGATCACCGCGTACACGCCGATCGAGCCGGTTGCCGCATCCCGCGTGCTCCAGACCTGGCGGGCCTGGCTGGCGAGCCAGTACGCGGCGCTGGCGGCCTGGTTTTCGGTGAAGGCGTAGACTGGCTTGATCTTGTCGGCCGCTCGGATTTCGTCGGCCAGGTCCGGCAGTCCGGTTCCCGCTCCGCCCGGCGAATCGACATAAAGGAAAATCGCGGCGACCTCATCGTTTGCCATGGCCGCCTGCAGGTTATTGCGGATCGAGTTCAGGCCCGTCCCCTTCGGCTGACTGCTCCCGTTGACGAGGCTGGAATGACGAGCGATCACGCCGTTGATGGAAATGATTGCCAGGCCATCCTCGACGACCATCGCCCGCGAGCCGTCGGTGTTGAGATCGCTCTTGCCGCCCGTGGCCGCGGAGATCTCCGTTTCGGTCAGCCGGACCCCGTCGACATGTCGCTTGACGATCATGGCGAGTTTGTCGAGCACGCCGGGCTCCATCGCCCACGCGGTCGTCGTCAGATACTCAACCAGGCTGCTGATTCCGTCGTGCATTTCCTAATCCTCTTCCGCTTTTTCCGGCGTGTCCTCTCTCGGCGCCGCGACGATCCCATCGAGCCGCGAGACAAGTCCGTGCTCCCGCAGCGTCTTCTCGTCGCGCTGGCGTTCCTTGCAAACTTCCAGGAAGGTCCTGCCTCCGCCGCGGCCCTCGACGACTTCCGTGTGGCTCTTGAATCCGGCGGCGACCGCGGCGCTGTCGGCCTTCACTTCCTTGAACGGATCAACCCATTCCCATCCGCTGAACCGCACATTGACGCCGAAGATCTTCTCTTTCACCGGCAGTTGGCCGCGGTTGATCGCCTGTCCGACCCATCGCCGGTAAACCGGCAGGAACATTCGTTCGCGAACGAATCGCTGCCACCGGCGGAAGGTCCGCCGCGCTTCCAGCAGTGCCGCCCGCGCCGATGAGTAGTTCACCTCGGAGAAATCCATCGTCACGAGAATCAGCGGCATTCCGATCGATGCCCCAATCATCGACAGCACGGACTTCGTGTACGGGCCGAAGTTCGAGCCGGGCCGCACTGAAGAGAATGGTTGGACCTTTTTCCCCTTGGCGATGTTGACGATGCTCCCGCGTTCGAGCTGTTCGAGTACTCGCGTGGTGTCGTCGGCGCGGGCCTCGGTCGTCTGGCCGGGCCTCATCGTGTTCATGTCCGTGTAGGCTGGATCGTTCTCGATGAAGAACGCCAGCATGGAGTTGATCTCGGCGGCGAAGGTCTCGTTATCCAGGAACGCATCGAACCGCTCGTACAGCGCCAGCGGGCTTGCCAGGGCGGGAATGCCTCGCGATTGGCTGCGGCGTTTGTAGTTGGCCATCCAGACGCAGTCGCTCGCGTCGATCCGGTGTGCATCGGAGCTGCGGGCGACCCATCCGCCGAACTGGCGATCGGAAACCCAGTAGCCCGTCGCGCGTCCTCGGCCATCCATCTCGACTCCGTTGACGACGCTTTTCTCGCGTTCGCTTTTCCGATCGCGGAACGAAACGAGCTGGTCGGCCTCATAGCAATGGAGGCAGTCATCGTCGCCGAAGGCCCACAGCTCATCGCCGGCGGTGAACATCGACCGCAGGGCAAGGCTCGCCTGATCGACGAGGCCGTGAACTCCGCGGCTGTCGGCCTGCGAGGCCGAGGCCCGCTCGGCGATGTAGGCGTTGACCTCGTCATTCAGCGCGTCATCGCCCGTCTCGGGCTCCCAGCGAAACTCCGACCCGATCACGTTGTCCACGGCCCGATCCAGCATTCCCGAGAACACGCTGCCGTTGCGGTCGTGGCTGTGGCACAGTTCGCGGAGTTGTCGCAGCGTATAATCCGGCTGGTGGACGTCGGCGCCACCGCCCGAGATCGTCGATGTGCGTCGGTCGTAGCCTCGGCTCGTCACATCGTAGCCGGCCCCGACGGCGAGCAATCCGCGAGCCGCCTGGCGTTTGATGGCGGACACGGGCGAAAGCTCGCTGACGAGCCGGTCGGCGGTGCGGCCGAGCCACCCCGTCGTCGTCGCTGTTCGCGGCCCCCGGACTATTTTTCCCTTGGTGCCGCTCATTCTCTGACATCCGCAACGCTGAACACGCCCTGGTTTTGTGCCGCCAGCTCCGCGCGCAGCCGATCCCGCATATTCATCAGTTCGGGGAGGCTTCGTCGGCGCACGTTCTGATTCGCCGCCGACCCGGCCGATCGGTATTCCTCGACCGGGCTGGTCAGCAGTTCTTCAATCTGCGCCTCGACGGCGGTCAGCAAAGTGGCGGTGCTCATGTATATAAATACCGCCGTCGGCGGCGTTCTGGCAAACCTCCGCCAGTAAAACGGGGAAAAACTTTCAGCGAGGAGCGAGTTCGTAGTTGCCCCGTGAGGGGCGATCCCCGCCCCCGGCGATGCGGGCGCATAAAAAAGCCCCGGCGATGCGTCTGCCGGGGCAGGGGCGGATTCGCTATTTCGCGTCGCATTTGGCTCGCCGGACCTCAACGCTCCGGGCGTTCATCGCCTTAGCCTGCCGCTGGCGTGATTTTGCGGCGGCGTTTAGCGTTGATCCGTGCGGCCGCGGATACGATCATCTATTCTTGATCTCAGCCCGCATGTCGGGCAGGGAGAGTCCGCCTCGTCATCTTCCAGCTCCTCGTCAACCTCAGTGTTGAAGTGAATCTCTGCCATTTCCGCCGCTTTGTCGAAGTCGATATTCTCTCGCCGGGCGAAGTGCCGCAAATCGGACAGAAGGTCAATCAGGGCGTCCCTCCAGCTCCCCGGATCATCGCTCAGTATTCGGTTCGCCACTTCTTCAGGTTCCAGGTAAGGCTTCAGGGCATCGTCGGCCTTTTCGGCACTGTCTCCGTTCTTGTCGCGGTTCTCGTTCGGCTTCTCGGTGTCTGTGTTACTCATGTTCTTTCTCCTGTTCTTGTGCAGCGGTCAAGCTCTCGCATGTGGACCATCGTCCGCGTGGAAGGTTTTTTAAGGGGGTGCCTTCCGGGCCTTCCGGGCGGCGACGCTCTTGACCTGCCGCTGGCGAGCCTGCTCGCTGGTCATCTGGTTGCCGCGCCGTTTGCGGCGCTTGGCCACGATGGCTGCGTTGGCGGCGACGATCACGCTCTCGCGGATGTCACGATGGCAGTGCGGGCATTTCATGGTTCACTCGTGCTCCTGGCTGAGATGCTCCCACTCGGCCTGCCATTCGGCGATAGCCTCGTCGATGATTTTTACGACAGCCCCCCACGACTCGCTCGTCACGTCCTCGATCGTGCCGACTCCGGCCTGGCCGCCGCGGGAAAAGACATTCGCCCCGTTCCAGCCGTGGCAGGTGCCCCGCTGGCCGGTTGATGACTCGACGCGGTAATGGGCTTGGCGAAGATTGTCATCGATCAGCTGGACGAGATCGGCCGCAGCCTCGTCGGTCCATGACTCGTCGATACCGTCAAACTCCGCGCGGGAAAAGACCTGCCACCATTCCGCGTTGCCGCACAGTTCCAGCCGTGGCAGCTCGTACGCGGTGCCCTCCTCGCGGTCAACAGCCCAGCCGCTCGCCCACGAGTCGGCCTCATCGGAGCGTATCATGGCCTCGTTGGCGACTGACAACAGCCCGTCGGCACTGTCGGTGATGTCACCCGTGTACTCGCCGTCCGTGTCAATCACTGGCCAAAAATCAGACCAGTCGCCGCAATTGATGATCGCCTGCGCCTCAGGGTCATCGTAGCGAGCGCAGCCGACTAGGCCCAGCAGGCAATCCAGCTGCTCCTGCTGATCGGGGGCGTTGGGTTCGTAGGCCGCGAGCCACGCGACGAGCGGCTTACAGATGCCAGCCTCGCCTGCGCCGAGGCACTCCGGGCTCTCACAAAACTCAGCCCACAGCGCCTCGGCGCGCTCCGTGAACTCCGCTTGGAGCGACTCGGCGTCCTGCTCTGCCGCATCCGTCGGCAGCGAGTCCTCGCCGATCTCATAATAGCAGACGGTGATGCCGCCGCATCCGCCGAAAAAATACCGACGAGGCCCGGCATGCTCTGCGAAGACGATCGTGTAGATGGCCCGGTCCTGATCGCTGCTGATGTCTGATCCTGGAAATGCTGGTGTGCTCGTCATGTTTCTCTCCCGTC